GCCCGTGAGCGCTGGAACTGCGATTGCAGTGATGTTGTTGAAGTTAGCCATGTATGGCCTCCAATAAGGGTTAATGTTTAGAAGTAAGAAATCGGATTTCTAACTTTACGCCACTCCGGTATATCATCGGGTGTGAACCCTAGATTTTCCAAATACTGGCGCCAATTAGAGACGACCAACTTCTCATTTCCTACGGGCAAGCCGCGTCGATCACCGAAAGCCTTGGATGGCTGACGATGATCTAGTGTATTGCTCGAGAAGTTAGAATGATCGAAGAACACCCTAACGGGAGCAAGTACATTTTCTTGCCTACTAAAAAGGCCACCACGCTGGGTCGCGTAGGCGATCATATTAGCCCATTTGACCGGCCCCTTCGGGACCTTAAAATCAAATACGGGCAAATGACCGTCCCACGGACTTCGCGAAAAGGTGAACCGCCTCGCGGTAGTGCTTGCTTCCCCAGAACACGCCACATCAATGTAGGGTAGCAGGTTATGCTCACCCAAAGCAAGCGTTGATGTTGTTGTGGCCTTGGTCTCTTGGATATAAACCTGCCAAGAGTCAAGACCGAGGGGGCGTTCGGACCATGTCTTAAAGAAGTCGCCAAGTGGAAACACGTAGTCCACCAGCCATGAGCCAGTCATAAGCTCCCAGAGAGTCGGTATAACCGACCTCGGGGTAAGCCCGGCGAGCTCAAAGATGGTAGGGATGCGTGCTGCCTGGAAGATGGAACCCAACTTCACAATGCCCATTTCCTCGACCTTGTAACGTACACGGAACGGAAGACTCTGAAAAGGGCCTATCGAACCGCCTGCATATACAAGGTTCGGGACATCGACAACGGAAGTGGTGACAGAGTCACGGAAGGATTGCTCCACACGACGTCTCGGCTTTTGGGCCGGGTGAACATCACTGTAAAGTTCTGCCATTAACTCGGCAATAGACTTTGTGTCGCTGAAAAGCGGGGCAAAGCCTAAATTCCATTCAAGGATGATATTTCCAACAGCGTCCAACGCTGCGGAAATGTTCCTGCCTTTACGCGGGAAGTACCGCATGTGGCGCTTTGTACGATCGTGTACGCGGTTAAGCGCATCACGAAGACGGGGCGCCAAGGCGTCCAGCTGCTCGATCATCTCGGGCGCTTCTCCAAGGAAGGTTGACAGATCCAGCATGGCTGCATCGTAGCGATCTACATATTTCATGTAGGCGCGTTGATACATCAGACCGGAGTCAAGACTCCCAGGAGGTACGTACGATGTCCCCACAATGTTTTTGTGGGGTATGAGATTAGTGCAAGATGAGTGTCCAAATGTTCCATCAGGGACACCACTCATCGATTGATACACGTCGCAAGGAATGTGTGTTACACTTCCCTTGTTTAGCGTAGCAACCGATGTAGGCACAATCTCACCACGAGTGATTAACTCGTGGAACAGGGGATTCCGATTCCCTGTTCTCTGGAGATACTCATCTGCCCCAATGTAATAGGGGCCCGACGTCCCACCAGTGTCCCAAACGACATCGGTACCATATCGCACATAGCGACTGGTCCAAAGTTCATAATGAGGTCGTGGTGGGGAAGCGGATGATGATGACCAAGTTGTCAAGGATATCTCCAAAGTTTGTTGAAGGAGCAACGCGACTAGCGGGGGGCGGTATTACCGAG